TACGCTCGGGCTTGGCAATTCTTCAACCCTCAACGTTGGCACAACCGCCGGAACGGTTGCAGCTGGCAATGATTCAAGGTTTGAATATGTAGCACCTACCGGATCGATAATCATGTTCGGATCATCGACAGCACCTTCAAGATGGTTGGCTTGCGACGGATCGGCTGTTTCAAGAACAACTTATGCAGCTTTATTTGCAGCCATAGGCACAGCATGGGGGGCGGGCAATGGATCAACAACATTTAATCTACCGGATATGCGAGAGGCTGTACCGGTTGGAGTTGGCACACGGGTTTCCGGGGTGTCAACTCATGATACATATACACATGCTCAGTTTAAAGATGACCAATTTCAAAGGCATTATCATCAGTCGAGATATGGTAGAGATGCAAATTTTGGCGGTACAGTGCTTGGTTCGTATAGTGGATTTGTTGATAGGCAAGACTTGACGCCCGCAACAGCACCATCAACAGGATCAAGGGCGCAAGAGCCTATTAGTGACGGGACAAACGGAACACCAAGAACAGGCTCTACAACACGAGGGAAGCGCATTGGTATAACTTTTATTATAAAGACTTAGGAAAGTCATAAAGGAAAAAAACAATGACAATTTTTTACGGAGATCCACTTCTAAAATTTCAAAACGGCGAAATGGATATAAATATCGTATCTGGCCAGCCAGAGTCTGATACCGGATTATCAAACCCGGTGAGCTTGTCGCTTTTCCCGCTTGGCTCATGGATGGATAAAATCGATTCAAATTCATTCCCGAAAACCGGCGACGGGCTTAATAATTACCAGAATTCAAATATCGACACAGCTTTGATTCTTGCGTTAAAAGATGCAATAAAAAACTCACTCGAGTGGATGAATACAGAAAAAATGATTCAGGATGCAAAAACGGCAATAAAAATACTGAATTTCAATCAAATCGGTATTGAAATTACATTGCAAGAGATACAGGGGAATTTGCAAAATTCTAAATTTGTGCTAAACTGGGAACAGATGAGGGGTGGAGTGTGACAGTACCTAAAATTTCGGTAATACGTGATCAAATCATATCAGACATTGAAACCACAATAGGCCAGACCATCCCTATATCGCAAAAGGCATTTTTCCGCGTGCTTGCCACAGCTATCGCAGGGGCGCTCAATTTGATTTACCGGTTTGGCTTGTCGATATTCAACCAGATATTCCCTCAGACCGCAGAGGGCAGCTATCTCACTTTGCTTGCCGCAAAAAGAGGTATTACCCGTATCGCAAGCCAAGCAGCAGAGTTGACAGCAGATGCAACCGGAACCCCTGCGAGCGTGATTATTGACGGCACACTCTGGCAATATTCAGGTGTCGCATACAAGCAAGACGGCGATACGACACTTGACGCTTATGGTGTCGGCGAGGTTTACCTTATCGCTCAGGAAACCGGGGAAAAAACCAATATTCAAACAGGGTTAAAAATAAATTTGATTACTCCTATCCTCGGCATAGACTCAGAGGCAACAATAACCGGTATAGTTATCACCGGAAATGATGCCGAAAGTGACGATAATTTGCGGATTCGACTCATGCAAGACTATGCAAACCAACCACAAGGCGGGGCAATTCCTGATTTTGTCGGATGGGCGCTTGATATCCCTGGCATCGTGAAGGCGTGGGCGTGGAATAATGGAGCTGGTACGGGTTTAATTTATCCGCTGGTAGCAATTACCGGGGACGATAGAATTCCGGATGCCGCAAAACTGACAGAGGTTGAGACTTATGTAAATGATCCGGTACGTCGCCCACTTGGAACAACGGCGATTACTGCCGAGGCGATGACGGAACGGCTTTTTACAATCGATGTTACAACGATAAATCCGGATACAACAACAAATAGAAATTTACTTGAAACGGCATTTACTGAATTTTTGCAGAGTAGATATCCAAGGCAGTACGCGGATGAATCGAATCCGGTTGATTATGTGACGAAATCGGCATTATCTGCCGTTGCAACTGGCGCAGGGATCACCATTTTTGATTGTGATTTGTATATCGACGGAACGGCGACGCCTATATTATCACATATTTTGCTTGCAAGTGAGATATCAAATCTCGGGGCGGTGACATGGCCTTCATGATCGGGATATCTGAAAATCTGATAAAAAGACTTTTCCGGTATGGGATGTCAAATTTTTTCCGCATTGGTCAGAATATTTTAAATCTGATAAACGCAACTGGAAAATCAATTGACTCATCGGTTGATTATTTAAACGGTATTTTTGATGAGAGCATCGCTGAAACCATTACGGAATTAAGCATTAACGACTGGTGCGAGGCGTACGGTATCCAGTATGATACATCAATCGGATTCGACGCAAATAAAGCGACGATTGTATCAATGATCAATTCCAGTGGCGGCCAGTCGGTTGATTACATAACAGACGCCATACAGAGCCAATTTCCGGCAGTTTTTTTAACTGAAACCGGAGCTTGTGCGGTGCTGGTTGAGGGATCGGTACTTAATTTCAACGATTACGCACGATTACAGGGGCAAGTACAGCGAATTTTACCGATAAATGTAGATGTATCGTATGATATTTATTTGATTAATGAGCAAGATATCGCAATTGCCGGAAAGGCGATTGCCGGAAAAGCACTGACGGGAAAAATAACACCATAAGGGGTAGATAAATGGACAAGACAAGCGCGGCTGGAAATGTAGCGGGATTATATGTTGACGACGATCCTGGTGTTCCTATTGTCGGCACACTGCTTGAGGCGGCAGACAGAAACGCACTCCAGACGGAAATTCTGAATGTAATTATAAATTCAGGGCTCACACCAAGCGCGGCGAATCTTGCGCAATTATGGGGAGCGCTTATCAAGGGCGCGGGGTCACTTATTGACGCTGACAAGTTGGACAGTCAAGAGGGGTCATATTATCGCAACGCCGGAAATCTCAATGCCGGGACGCTTGATTCGTCCAGGACTCCGGCATATATTGGCGATGTCACGAAAGCTTCCGGGTCAAATTCACTTGCGCTTGTTGCGGCTAAAGTGCTTGAAAAATTATTGACGGTTGACGGGTATTCGTCGGGAATAACTTCCGAAGATTCTGGAAAAGTTGGCGGATATGAGTTGACTGGAATATCAAACAGATGGGGTGTTGTTCCTTTAGTTGCGACAGATGGCGTCATGGAAATTGGGAAAATATTAGATTTTCACGAAAGCGATTCAGATTCAGGTGATAAAAATTCAAGAATTTATTCAGAATCTAACCGCGTTATCGTTGATGATTCATCCGGGTCTGGTTCTGTATACCATTCGGGAAATTTGACACCTTTAAATGTAACCGAATCGAGCATAAGTGCCGGAGGTGCTATAAATTTGTCAGCAATGAACGTCGGGGAAACGAGGACGATTACAATAACAGCGCAAGGAACCGTTACGATGCCTACGGGAAAGGTTTTTTTGTACGTAAAAACCGAAGATGCTGGCAGAGGTAAAGTCTTTACTGGGGGGGAAACTTCAGACGTTATTTACGGCGGTACTGCATATGTAACAAGAATAGCATAAAAAGAGGTATAAAATGATCATAGCTTTATTTATCTGGACGGCGGTATCAATAATTTTGATTATTTTACTTATAAAATTGCTTAACAATTCAAATATAAAAATAATCGAGACGAAAAAGAAGCTTTCAGATGTGACAAATTCACTCAAAGACCTACAGAAAATTTTCAACCATTCGCGGGAGGTTGCGAAAAATGCAGCAGATAAAAAGGATCAAATTTCAACCGGTAATTATTCTGATGATTTTAGCAATTCTCTTGATATCCTGCACGACATATCAGCCGGTAAAAAATCAAGATAACCGGCTTACTGTACTTAATTCTATATCCTGGCCAGTTTTTCCCGATCCTCAAGGCGTTGTGTCAATGAATGAATCTGGAGATATTGTCATGCCACTTGGTTATTGGATAAAACTCACAAAATATGCCATTGATATAAACTCAAATATAGAGCTACTTGAATATGAGTAAATCATTTATCGACTGGATCAAGTCAATGGCAAGGCTTACTGATGAGCAAATTCCGCTTGTTGTTGCAAATAGCTTAAATTCAGTAGCTAAGACAGTTGAAACCGATTCTCGTAATAATGTTATATCCAAAATGACATTGAGGAATAATTATACTTTAAAATCAATTAGGTCAGACCTTGCGAGGGTCAAAAAAAACTGGAATAATCAGTACTCGCGCACCGGGTCAATATCTCCGTACATGGATGAGCAGGATGCCGGAGGTTTCCGACTACCAAAAAAAGGACGCTCTGCGGTTCGGCACCTATTGGCCGCTCGTGCTGGTAATAAAAAATCACGGGTAAAGCCGAGATTTAAAGCAGGGACAGCATTGACGGACAAGCAATTCTCAGGCACGCCAAAAGGCGGAAACAGGCCAGCGGGTGTATGGGAGAGGCGAAACAATAATAAAAAACTTGTACCGCTTAGAATTTTCGAGGAAAAAGTAGAAATTAAGGCTACAAACTGGCATACTCAAGCGGTAAAAAAGTACGGGACCCGTGCGGCATTGGAAAAAGCCTATATCAAAGAGGCAAATAAAATCATAAGGGGCGAGGCGTGAAAAAAGCAGAGATGAGTACCGACGAGATTAAAAAAAATGCTGAAAAAACTTTAATTGAGTTAAATTCAATTCCGGTGAAATTGCGAACGGACAAGATACGAAAGAAAATTGCAGAATGCGTGGAAATATTGGAACCCGGAAGGATTGAAGCAGACAGAAAAAAAATAAATGATGAATACAAGAAAAACGGCAAAAAATTATCTTGACATTTTAGTTTAAAATAGTTTAACATGGTTTATATCAACGGAGGTATAAACCATGTTCTCAATGAAAAAGGAAGAGGGTACTGTTTTTTGCAATTTTTCTGTCAGGGTCCCGATAGACATTTATGAAAAAATCAAAATTATAGCATATATGGAAAAGCGATCAATAAATTATACTATTAATTTATTGATTGAAAAATCACTCAAAAAAATACCCACTGGTACAGAAATATGAAAAATTTCGAGAAGGTCAGGCTAACGCGCCGTTTACTCATGCTTGCTTGTCACAGGTGTATTGACAATATGCAATTTGACATGGCTCTTATGTGGGCCGATAAACTCGGCAGGTATATTGATGATACAAGATTCAAAAGCATCGAAAATGACGAAGACGAATTTATTCCTGAAGATGCCGTTTATCGTGACATGATTATTCTGCAGGGAAATTTGACAGCTTAATTTTACCGGGGATTGTATGCAAGATGATATTTTTGAACTCGCAAGAGCCGCGATATGCCCGGCGCTGATTGAAAAGCTATTCTCTTGTCATTCCTCATACTGGGAGAATGGCGAGTTTTGGACACTGAACCCACTACGGCCAGACGATACGGCTATTCAGTCGTTTTCAATATCTGAAAATGGGCTATACAGCGATTTTAACACATCGGGCGGATCGGGTGATTTTATCGACCTCGTGTCAAAATCTCAAAATGTCAGTAAGAAAAAAGCTGCTGAGATTATTATAAAAGAATCCGGTAGATCATTACCCGAACAAGTAAAAACAAGCACAAAAAAGACGAAGAAGAAAAAGGTTGACCCTGTTTTTCCAATACCGGAGGGATCGCTTAAAACGCTAAACTCCGTGATATCTGATTTATGGGTGGTCGATAAATGGGGTAAAGCTGTCAAGGGATGGCGATATCATAACGAGTCTGGCGAGGTGGTTTTTTCAGTAACCAGGCATAACACTCCAGATGGTAAAAAAAACTTTGTCCCGTGGTATTTTGGCGCTGATGGTGCATGGCATGCCGGACATGCGCTTGACTCTGGGCGGCCGCTTTACAATCTCCACAAAATAAAAACCGCACCGAAAGATCAAATTTTTCTCGGCGTTGAAGGTGAGAAATGCGCCGATGTTGAAGTTTTCGGGTACCAATTAACAACTCACCCGGGAGGTAGCGCATCAATTGCACAAGCTGATTGGTCGCCTCTTGAAGCAGCGGCAAAAGAAGGGAGATTTTTATACTGGCCAGATAATGATGAAGCTGGCAGAAAATGCGCACAGCAGGTTAAAAACAGGCTGCCGGGAACGATTATACTTGATATACCAAAATCAAAACCTGAAAAATGGGATATATTTGATGCTAAAAACGAAGGAATTGACCTTGTTGAATTTATAAAAAAATGCAGTGTAAAAAAGAAAGAGAAAAAAAACGACGCCGGAGAATTTTTATGCATGGGGTACGATGCGCAAAACCATTATTTCATGAGAAGAAAAATCAGGAATTTATATAAAATTGGCATCGGCTGTTTTAATGGATCGAAAATTCAGTCCCTTGCGCCGTTATCTTTTTGGTCGATACACGATATGGTCAGTGACCAAGGGGCTGTTAAAGTCTCGATTGCGCAAGATTATATCGAGAGCCTTTCAATTAATGCCGGACAATACAAGCCGGAGCGCGTCAGAGGTGCCGGGGTATGGCGTGATGATGAGGCGCTTATAATCAATAACGGTTCATTTATTACCAACTCAAAAGGCGATAAATATTCCCTTGATGATTTTGAGAGTGATTTTTTCTATATTGCGTCAGGTGCAAATTTTCCGGAGATGTCGGGCGATATATCAAGCGATTCAGACGGCAGGAAATTGCACGAGCTTTTCAAGGCGCAGGAATTCAACTCTAATTTGTCCGCAACGCTCGCGCTTGGTTGGTCGCTGATATCGCTTTTTGGTGGCATGCTTAAATGGCGACCGCATATATGGATTACTGGGAAAAAGGGCTCGGGTAAATCATGGGTACTGGAAAAATTGGTACATGCAATATCAAGCGAGTTTACACACAAGGGATCCGGCAAGGATACTGAGGCAGGAATCAGACGGTCGTTAAATCTTGATGCTCGGCCAGTTGTGCTTGATGAGATGGAGCCGAAAAGCGTTAAGGATATTGATAAAATTTCATCAATTTTGGATCTTGCCCGAAACGCATCAAGTGATTCTTCGGGTTATATCACTATATCAGGACTTGATGGAGGCACGCAGAAATTTGTCATAAGGTCATGTTTTTGTTTCGGGTCAATTGCGACACCCGATGAGGGGGCGGCAATTGCGAGCCGGATAACAAAAATCGAATTAAAACATCCAAAAAATCAAAAGGAAAAATTCGAATTGTCAAATAAATTGTATCTTGATTGCATGCGTGACCCGTCTGCATACAACCGGCGGATTTTCCGGGCGTTGCTTCGCATTTTGTCCGATATTGAATGGCTAAGAAACGATTACCTTGACATTTTTGGTGACCAAAGGCGGGCTGACCAGATCGCGCCGATGCTTGCCGCTGCATGGGCTGTCATGTCATCCGAGAATTTAAGCAGCTCAATTGATGGGAAAATTTGGCTTGCGTCACTTGCCGGGGAGATTCTTGACGATGCAATTATCCAAGAGGATGATGAGGACCAAGCGCTTGAGATAATCCTTGCGGCTCACATCAGGACCGACGATAATGACACAAGGACGGTTAACGAGCTTTTGAATTTGGGATATTGCCAGTCTGTCCAATGGGCGCAAGACGAGCTATCCAGATACGGGATAAAAAGATGCAAGGAGGGGCTTGCGATTGCTTGCAAATCCGAACAACTTAAAAATATTTTGAAAGGGACTCCGTATCACTCAGGATACGGGCATCAGATAAAACGTCACAGGCTATGTGTTAATGAGAGACCGATACAGGTGAGAATGGCTGGCGGTCGTCCGTTGTCATGGGTTTTGGATTGGTATAAATTCAAGGATGAATTTATTGATATTGGTAAAGAATTTGATTTTTGAAGGGGTTTAAAAAACAAATGAAAGAATCAATAATTTTCAAGCAAATACAAATTGACTTTACGCGGAAAAATTACAGGCTGTTCCGGAACATTGTTGGCAAGGCGTATCAGGGAGATTGCAAATTCTCTACCGATGGGCGGACGGTTATCATATCAAATTTCCGCATTGTAAATTTTGGACTTATCAAAGGATCATCGGACGGCATAGGATGGGCGCCGGTTGTTATTACTTCGGATATGGTTGGTAAGGTGTTTGCTAAATTTTTATCGTTAGAGGTAAAAACAAAAGATTATAAAAATTTAACAAAGGATCAACAAAACTGGCTT